CTACAGTGAATTCAGGAAATCGAACGCAGTGTTCGGTATAGTATTCTCTGGCAGTGGGCTTGGAACAGCGCCGGTTATGTTGACTGCCTGCAACTCCTCCCGCACCACCTTGCGGATGCTTTTCTCCAGCCTATCCGTCTGCTCCGTCGCAAGAATGGCTTGTACCAGAAACTCTTTGCGTTTGGCTGACGGCATCTGCTGCAGCAACGCCCACGCGCGGCGGTGTTGCGGTTCGTTGAGGTTTGGGCGAAAAACATATTGCGGTCGTTTCATACCTCGCTTTTACGGCGCGACACGGCGGTCAATGCGCGCTCGAACCCGACAGCGTTCACCTTGTCGTCCAGCAGGAAAATCGTCTTGCAAAGCGCGTCTTTGGGCGTCAGGTGGCGGCTCACCACGGATGCCCCGCCGCCCAGCAGCACGGCGGGGATGGCGTGCAGGTCAAAGCCGGCTTCCATCGTGGCAGAGAGCAGATGCTCTGTGTACTTGCGTCCCTGCCGGTTCACAATGTCGCGCACCGTATCGCTGACTGTGCAGGGCTGACCTGCCAGCATATTCTCGATTTGGGCATCTGTCAGGGACAATCCGGTTTCCCGCCGCACCTGCTCCCGAATGTCATCCACACAGCGAATCATGCCGAGTTCAAGGCTGTGTGCCGTATCGGCCACGGGGATGGCGTTGTCGATGCGCATGAGGTCAACCGTCCAGCCGCCCAAATCCATGAGGAGCATGGACGGTTCGTCCTGCAAAAGCCCCACTTCGGTCATAAGGGCGGCGTAGCCTTGGGGGAAGATGGCAACTTCCTCAATCGTGATGCTGTACTCCACGCCCTCGAACTTGTAGTTCACCGGCTGCTTGCTCCGCAGCAGATACTCTCTGAACTTGGGTTTGTCGCGCCCAAAACCGGTCAGCGGCAGACCCGCCGCAATCCGCACCGAACATTCGGGCGGCAGACCGCGCTGCTGAATTTCTTTGGCAATCGCCGCCAGCGTCAGCAGGTAATAATTGTCGTTCGCCGTCTTGTCCCGCTGGATAGGCTGCCGCCCGGAGCCACAAACAAAAAAGCACCCGCCAAACTCTAAGAGTCCTTGGCGGGTGTAGGGTTCGTGTTCTCCGTAGCTTGTCAGCCCAGCCGGGAATGAACAATGCGCTGTCTTGATAGCGTAGTAGCCGTGGTCGATGCCGATAATGATGCTCATAGTGGAAATCCTCCTTATTATAATAGGTATAAAATGGAAAACCTGAAAACAAACTGAAAACTGTCGGAAAAATCAAAAAATCCCCGCAGCCAAGGGAAAATTGGCTACAGGGAAATTGAAAACATTTTGAAAACAGCAGGATTTATTCTGTTTTTTCTCAAAAAAATTGCCCTCTCCCCTGCCAAATTCCGGAAAGCGGCAGGAAAAGTGGGCATCAAGTTGGGAAAACCGCACTAAAATGGTTGGACAACACTGTAAAACCGTGTTCAAAAATTGGTTGGCGAAATCGCTGATTTTCGACGATACAGCAAAGAAAAAAGACCGTGACATCTTTTTCATCACAGTCTTTTGGTGGGAGCTGGTGGATTCGAACCACCGAAGCATTAAGCAGCAGATTTACAGTCTGTCCCCATTGGCCACTCGGGAAAGCTCCCATATTCATTTGTGCCTCTGCCTTAACAGCGCTTGATTATTATAGCAGGATAAGATGAAAAAAGCAAGCCCTATTTCAAAAATATTTTTGTAAACGGCGGAACGGGAAACGGACGGCTGCGGTGGCAAGTGCCTTGCAACCCGATAAAAACAATGCTACACCGAAAGAAACAGTCTGAGATACGGGGAGATCACCGCCCAGAGTATTCAGCGCATGCAAATTCTGCACCGTGGTATTTTTATGCCTGCTTTTGACCGCATATTGCAGCTGGCCCGCATGGAAGAGATGGACTGCGAGTTTGTGGAGGTAACCGCCCACGAGGGTGCCCGCCCCACCCATGCGGTGTGGCAGGGCCGGGTCTACCACCGCGGCGGCGCTGTGGTGCAGGACGGCGAGCGGTACGAGGATTTTGAAACCGCCACCGGTTACGGCACCGGACCTGGCCTGTGCGGCTGGAACTGCCGCCACAACTTTTACCCGTTCTACCCCGGCATCTCCGTGCGCAACTACACGGACGAACGCCTGGCCGAGCTGGATGCCCGCAATATCCCCTATGGCGGCGGGCTGTACACCCGGTACGAGATCACCCAGATGCAGCGGGCGCTGGAACGCAGGGTGCGCAAGTACAAACGCCGTTACCTGGCCGAGACCGCCGCCGGGGTAGATGCCAGCCAAAGCGCCGCCAAGCTGAAAGCCGCCCGGCAGCAGCTGAGTGCGTTCCTGGCAGAAACCGGGGAGAGGCTGGACGGCGCAAGGGCGGAGGTGCCGGGCTTTGGGCAAAGGGAAGCGAAACAGGCGGATGCGGCGGTAAGTGCCTTGCAATCCGCCCAAAACAATGCTACACTGAAAGAAATCAGCCTGGGGTACAAGGAGATTACCGCCCAAAGCATTCAGCGCATCCAGCCGTTTGCCTGTGAGACGCTGGACGCCGCGGGCAGCCGTGCCCTTGCCAACGCCCACAAGAAGTTGCTGCTGGAAGCCCGAAAGGTTCCGCTTGGGATAGAAAAGGCCCGCTGTTACGGGCTGGATATGCAGCCTCTGGGCGGTTACAAAGAAAGCTCTGAACCGGGAACATCTGTAAAAATCAAGGTTCCGAATGTCGACTGTATTGTAATGCACTCGCACCCAAGCGGGCTGACATTTTCACCTGATGATTTACGCGCCTTTGCTAAACATACATCACTCAAGCTGCTTACTGCGGTGGGCAATGACGGAAACATTTTTGCAATCGAGCGTACTGCAAATACCAATGAAATATCTCTTCATTTGGCCGCGTCAGAATTGAGTGATGCCGCAGACAAAGCAAAAACTAATGAGCAAGTTTGGAATCTCATGAACGCATTTTTTGAGGAGGTGCAGCAATATGGAGTGCATTATTACGCCGGAAAAGATTGAGTATATGAAAAACTATCTCAAAGAGCACCCGATTGATCCGCAGTATGATGAGCCTGAAGGTTATATTGTGCTTGACGGAAACACCCCGCCTTCTCAGCTGGCTGCGCGCGGATATTACGACATTCTGAAAAAACTGGGTGAACTACCTGAATAACCCCTAAACATTCAACCACGATGCACACGCACCGTGGTTTTTTCATGCCCATTTTTAGGAGGATACAATGAAGAGGCTGCTTGTTTTTATGCTGGCCATGCTGACCGCAGTGACCAGCCCGGAACAGTTCAAGGTGAATTACATCTGCCCGCGCCAGTACCGGCTGTGTTTTTACATGGACGTTTTGCCCGGCGTGGAAATTGTGCCGTAATGGCTGCGCCAACAATTTGTTGAAACCACGATGCAATTCTGCACCGTGGTATTTTTATGCCTGCTTTTGACCGCATGAGGTCAAGGCGGGCACTTTTTATACCTTTTTGCCCGGCGGCGGCAGGGCTTACACAGCCGCCCGGACGGTGACGGCAACCACCTAAAAACGCCTATCTGACACCCTACACAGGAGGTAACACCCATGAAAACCGAAGATCTCAAAGCCCTTGGCCTGAATGATGAGCAGGTGCAGCGCGTGTTCGCCATGAACGGCGCGGACGTGAACCGCGAAAAGCAGGCCGCTGAGACGGCCAAAGCCGAGCGCGACGCCATCCGCACCCAGCTGGACGAAGCCAACACCAAGCTGAAAGGCTACGATCCCGACTGGCAGCAGAAAGCTGCCGACGCCCAGAAAGCGGCGGACGCAAAAGTGGCCGAGCTGCAGGCAGGCTATGCCGCCCAGAATGCAGCTGCCGGGCTGCACTTTACCAGCGCAAGCGCAAAAAAAGCATTTATGGCCGACCTGTCCGCCAAGAACCTGCCCCTGCAGGGGGACAGCCTGCTGGGCTTTGACGACTTTGTAAAGACCTACCGCGAAAATGACCCCGGCGCATTTGCCGCCGATACCAAGCCCGCGCGCATTGTGGCAAGTGCTACCGGCACCCCGGCAGCTGCCACCGGCCGCGAAGAAGCAAATGCGGCGATCCGTGCCGCGTTTGGCAAATGAAAGGAGAATAACCCATGCCCAATGTTATTGATCGTTCCCGCGCTGAAGCCCTCATCCGTGAGCAGGTTGTCAGCACCATTTTTCAGGATGCCCCCAAGCAGAGCGTTGTGATGCAGCTGGGCCGCAAGCTGCCCAACATGACCAGCAAGCAGACCCGCATTCCGGTGCTTTCCATGCTGCCGCTGGCCTACTGGGTCAACGGTGATACCGGCTATAAGCAGACTTCCCGCCAGGCGTGGGAAAACGTCTACCTGACCGCCGGTGAGCTGGCAGTCATTGTCCCCATCCCCGAAGCCGTTCTGGCCGATGCTGAGTTTGACATTTTGGGCGAGGTGACCCCGCGTGTCAACGAAGCCATCGGCCTGCAGGTGGACCAGGCCATTCTGTTCGGCATCAACCGCCCGGCAGAGTGGCAGAACGACATTATCACCGTTGCCCGCCAGGCCGGCAACAACGTTTCCGGCGGCATCAGCTATGATTCCCTGCTGGGCGAAAACGGACTGTTTGCCAAGGTGGAGGATGCAGGCTACACCGTGGATGGCGTTGTGGCTGCCATGGGTGCCAAAGCGTCCCTGCGCGGCATCAAGGACACCAACGGCCACCCCCTGTACAAGAGCGATATGCAGGGCACCACTCCCTATGCTCTGGACGGCGCGCCGATCTACTTCCCGGAGAACGGCAGCTTTGATACCAGCGTTGCCCGCATGGTGGCCGGCAACTTTAAGCAGCTGGTGTACGCCATCCGCCAGGATGTGGACGTCAAGATCCTGGACCAGGCCGTGATCCAGGACCCCAGCACCAAGGACATCATCTTCAACCTGGCCCAGCAGGACATGATTGCCCTGCGCATTACCTTCCGCATGGGCTGGGCTATGCCGAACCCCGCCACCCGCATGAACGAGAACCGCATCAACGTGCCCTTTGCCTACATTGACGCCGCAACCGCCTACACCGACCAGACTGTGACCTTTACCGTCAAGGATAATGCCGAAAGCTCCCCCAATGCCATTGCCGGTGCAGCTGTCAATGTGAACGGCTCCATCCGCCTGACCGGCACTGACGGCACCGCAGTGTTCCACCTGCGCGCCGGTGAATATCCCTACAGCGTCAAGGCAGACGGTTACCGCCCGCAGACCGGCACCGTAACGGTTGCCGCAGCCGCCGTACCGGTTGCCGTCACCCTGCCTGTATCCAAGTAAGGGGGCTGCCATGTATGCTGATTTTACCGACTATCAGGGCGCCTACTGCGGCACCCTGATCACCACCCAGGGGCAGTGGATGCCCGCCGTGCGGGAAGCCTGCGCTTATCTGGACAGCATCACATTTGGCCGCCTGAAGTGCGGGGCGCCGGTGGATGATACCGTAAAGCTGGCGGCTTGCGCGCTGGCGGATGTTGCCGCCCGCTACCAGGCCGCCAAGGCCGATGAGCGCAGCCGCCCCGGCCTGGCATCCTTTAACACAGACGGCTACAGCGAAACGCTGAATCCTGCCGCCCTGACCGCACAGTACACGGCAGACATGCAGGCGGCCGCGGATATTTACCTGCCGCGCAGCCATCCGCTGCGCTATGCGGGCCGGGATGGGAGGTGCGGCCCTTGTACGTCTGTGACCAGACCGTGACCCTGACCCACCTGCACTATGACGGCGATGCCGACCGGGACGTGAAAGAAGAAACCACCCTGACCGGCGTGAGCTGGTACGGGCAGGCAAAGACCGCCGTGGATTCCACCGGCCTGCACGCGGCGCGGGTGTACAAATGCCGCATCCCGGAAAGCGCCGCCCCCGCTGGGCTGGACATTGCCCCCGGCGACAAGATCACCTGCGGCACCGTGACCGCCACCGTGCTGGACGTGCATGACAACCGCGGCCACCCCGCGCCGCACTGGTATGTGGAGGCAAGCTGATGGGACTGAAATATGATGCCCGGCTTGACCTTTCCGCCCTTTCGGAGGCCCTGGAAAAACGGGGGCTGACGCCGGGCGGGAGGGTGCAGAAGGCGGTGGACGAAGCGGTGATCCGCTATTGTGACCCCAAGGTGCCGTTCCGCACCGGCACCCTCAAGCACAGCGCCATCACGGCAAGCGCCATCGGAGACGGCATGATCGTGTATGCCACGCCCTATGCGCGCTACCTGTACTACGGCGAGGTGTACGGCCCCAACATTCCCATCTTTGAGGACGGTGAGCTGGCAGGCTTTTTCAGCCCGCCCCACAAGTACCCCACCGGCCGCCCGCTGACCTACAACGGCGCGCCGGACCGGGGCGCTTATTGGTTTGAGCGGACCATGGCCGAGCACAAGGATGACGTCATCCGCGAAGCCGCCGCCCTGGCAGGAGGGAGACCCGGAAAATGAACGTACTGGATGCCACCCGCGCCTGGATGCGCGCACAGTGCCCCCTGATCAACAGGCAGGATCTGTTCAACGCCAACTACCTGGGCGCAGAGCCGACCGAATACACCCTGCGCACGGCCAGCGAGAGCCACCGCACCGACGTGCTGGGGTATGACCTGGCCGAATACAATCTGACCTTTGTGGCACAGCTGCCATTTGGACGGGAACTAAAGCCCAACCTGGACGCAGCTGATTTTTTCGCCGCGCTCTCCGCCTGGATCCGCGGGCAGGAGCGCACCCACAACTACCCCGCTGTCAGCGGGTACCGCGTGACCAAAATCACAGCATCCAACGCCGGTGTGCCCACCGGGGCGGATGCCAACGCGGCCCGCTATCAATTACAAATCAAACTCTATCTTGAGGAGGAATAACCATGGCAGAAGCTGCTATCAACCTGACCGCCGGCCAAAAAGCTGACCGCAAACTGGACATGATCTTTGTGAACGTCGGCGGTTCCGGTACTGAGACCTGGGAACTGCTGGGCCGCGGCGTTGAGGACGCAAGCGTGGAATACAACCACGACACCGACACCGTGACCGACATCCTGGGCATTACGGACGTGAACGTGAGCGCCGCAAAGCCGGAGCTTGACCTGGACCCCTGCACCATCCGCGGCGGCCAGAAGCTGAGCGCCAAGCTGCTGGACATTGAGCGCCGCAACGCCGTAAGCGAGCTGAGCATGTTCGATGTGCTGCACGTCCACTGCTTCCTGGGGGCCGCTTCCGGCTCCTTCACGGCGGAAAAGCACACCGGCTGCACCATCGTGCCCCAGAGCCTGGGCGGCTCCGATTACGTCGGCATGCCGATGAACGTACACCTGTCCAACAACAAAACGCTGGGCACCTGCACCATTGCGGCCGGCGTGCCCACCTTCACGGAGGAATAACCAATGGAGCTGAACATTGACCGCGGCTTAAAAAGCTATGACGTCAAGGATGCGGACGGCACCCTGATCGGCACCATCCGCTTCAACCCCTCCGACATCGGCCTGGCCGGCCGCATGGAGGAAGCCCGCGCCAAGATTGCCGAAATTACGGCCGCGCCCGTGACCGGTCCCGAGGATCTGGTGGAGTGGGACAGGCAGGTGCGCCACTGGTTTGATTACATCTTCGGCACGCCGGTATCGGATGTATTCTTTGCCGGGGTATCCAGCCTGGCTTTCTGCGAGGATGGCAGCCTGGTGGCCGAAGCCGTGTTGGATGCCGTCACCCCGATGCTGACCCAGGCGGTGGAAGCCGCCGCCAAGGCCAGCGCGGCCCGCATTGCCAGGCACGCGGACGCCTACCAGGGCAGCACCGCCGGGCTGGCCCCGGAGCAGCAGTGAGCGGCTGGAAGCTGCCCACCAGCGTGACGGTATGCGGGCAGGAGTTTGCCATCCGCAGCGACTACCGCGCCGTGCTGGATGCCATCTCCGCCCTGCGTGACCCGGAGCTGAGCCCGCAGGAACAGACCCTTGCCTGCCTGGAGATCCTGTACCCGGATTGGAAGCGCCTGCCGGACCTGAGTGCAGCAGCCCAGGCGGCCATGGTGTTTATCAACTGCGGCAAGCCGGTGGAAGCCGCCGTGCCAAAGCCCGCCCTTGTGGACTGGGACACCGACGCCGCCATCATGGCACCGGCAGTGGACAAAGTTCTGGGCTACAGCTGCCGCCGCTGCGCCTACCTGCACTGGTGGGAGTTCATCGGGGCATTTGGCTGCATCGGGGACGGCCAGTTTGCGCAGGTCGTCTCCATCCGCAATAAGCGCCTGCACGGCAAAAAGCTGGACAAAGCCGAGCAGGAATTTGTGCGCAGCAATCCCGATCTGGTCACCCTGCCCAAACACAAGCTGACCAGTGCGGAAGAAGAATTTTTCAAAAGTCTGGGGGTGTAATGTTTGGCTGATGGGTCGATCATTCTGGATACCAGAATCAACAATAAAGGCGCCTATGCCGAGCTGAAAGAGCTGCAGGCCAAGGCCAAGAGCACCGCCCAGCAGGTTGCTGCGCTGGACAGACAGATCAATACCGCAAACAGCAAGCATCTGGCGCTTGGGAAGGAGCTTTCCGATGCCCAGCGCAAGGCGGAATCCACGGCAGCAGAGCTGGAAAGCGTGAATGAACAGCTGCGCAGCTTTGTAAAACGCCGCGCCGAGATCGAGAAGCAGCGGAATCCATTGCTCACCCCGGAGACAGCAAACCTGAAAGCACAGGAGTTTGTGGGCCAGCATTTTGCCAGCGACGCGGCCAAAGCGTCGGAGCTTCAGGGTGCGCTGGACAAGCTGCAGCAGTCCATTCCCGGCCTGACGGCAAAGTATACCGAACAGGAAAGCGCGCTTGCCGGTCTGCAGGACCAGCACGCGGCGCTGGCCGCACGGCTGGCGACCGAAGAGCAGGCGGTAACCCGCCAAAGCAGCCTGGCACAGTACCTGAACGGCGAAGATTCCATGCAGGCGTACTTCAATAAGCAGGCGGCGGACATTGAAAAGTCCTTTGCCAAAATTGAAGAGCGCCAGAACAAAGCCTATGGTTCCTTGGATGAAACCGCCACGCAGTACGCGGAGCTCATTGTGGCGGAGACGCAAAAGTCCGTTGCCGCACAGGATAAGGCCGCCCAGGCCGCCGAGCAGCGTGCCGTGCGGGAGCAGGCGGCCATGGCTATGGCTGCGTCGGGTAAATCCACAGCCACCGCAGGCAAATCCACAACGATGGCGGGGAAAGCCCAGATTGCCGCGACTGCCGTTGCGCGGACCTCCAAGGCTGTGGGGCAGCTTGGCCGTAGACTTGCAGGTATTGTGTCGGGGGCACTGGTATTTAACCTGATCTCCTCCGCCCTGCGCTCCGTGGTAAACGTGATGGGAACCACGATTGCCAAAACAAACGGGGTAAGCACCGCGCTTGGCAAGTTAAAGGGTGTCGCAGCCACTGCTGCCGCAGGGCTGGCTTCCGCGCTTTCCCCTGCGATTATCGGGTTGCTGAACCTTCTCACCTCTCTGATCAACGGCTTTCTTCGTCTGCTTTCTCTCCTGACCGGGAAAAGCATCTCCAGCATGAAGCAGACCGCCAAGGGGATCAATGCCGTTGGCAGCGCCGCCGGATCCACCTCCAAGCAGGCCGACAAGGCCAAGCGCAGCCTGGCCGGGTTTGATGAGATCGAACGGCTGGATGCCAAGACAGGGAGCAGCGGCGGAGCAAACTATAATTTTGATCATATTGCCAGCCCTCTGGGTGGGATCACGGACAAGCTGAAGAACTTTTGGAGCACCTTCCAGACGCTGCTGGCCCCCAGCGTTGCCGCATGGAGTGCCGCTTGGGAACAGATACGGAACGCGGCCAGCGCCGTCTGGCCGGAGGTTCAACAGGCAGCGCTTGCTTTTTGGAACGAGGGGCTTTCCCCACTGCTCACCTATCTGAGCGGCACGTTTGCCCCTGGTGTGATCAATGCGTTTTCGGAAGCGTTTGCCCCCATTGTGGGCGGTGTTGCTTCCACTGCCATTTATGTCCTGGCCGACCTGTTCACCTGGGCATGCGGAATTGGCACGGACGCCATCAATGGTGTGCTGATCCCTGCGCTTGACCTGCTTTTGCAGATCTGGCAAGACCTGATGAGCGGCATCAAAACCGCCTGGGATACTTACGGGCAGCCCCTTATGGACGGTGTGATCCTTGCGTTCCAGAATCTGGAGGATCTGGCCACCCTCCTGTGGGAAACCATTGTCAAGCCAATCCTGCAGAAGCTGATCAGCGTTCTGCAGCAGTTGTGGTCCTCCCACCTCAAACCCCTGTGGGATGACATTCTTTTGCTGGTGGCAAGCGTTGCCAACTGCCTGCTGGACCTGTGGAACAACCTGCTGGCCCCGGTGGCCAAGTGGATC